ATTCTGCGATTTATCAGAAGAAGTAAAATACCTCGTTGAAGAAAACGAAGGAAAAAAGAGTTATTTTATTGAAGGTGTGTTCATGGAGATGGACACAAAAAACCGCAACAATAGAATTTACAAATCAGAATGGACTCTTCCTGTTGTTGAAAGCTACATTGAACAAAACGTAAAGACAAATAGTGCCTATGGTGAATTGGGGCACCCACAAGGACCGTCAATCAATTTGGATCGTGTTTCCCACATGATCAAAAGTCTCCGTGTAGAGGGCAAACAAGTGATTGGGCGTGCAAAAATCATGGAAACACCTATGGGCAACATTGTAAGAAACCTTATTAATGAAGGTGCTCGTTTGGGTGTTTCTTCAAGAGGTATGGGTTCTCTAGTAGAGAAAAACGGTGTTATGGAGGTCCAAAATGACTTCCATCTTGCAACAGCTGGCGATATTGTTGCTGATCCATCAGCTCCAAATGCATTTGTTCAAGGCATTATGGAGGGGGTTGAGTGGGTCTGGGACAATGGTTTGCTGAAAGCTCAGCAGCTTGAGGAAATGAAAAAGCAGATAAATGAGGCTGCAAAGAGAAAAACACTAGAAAAAGAACAGTTCAAGATTTTTGAATCCTTCATTAACTCGCTCTCTAAAAAGCAATTTTAATAAATAATAAATATTAACAAGGAGATTTTTATGGCAGACAAGATTGCAAAACAATTTAAGGAGGAGCTGCAAGAAAAGGTAGTCACCGGCGGCGGTGCTACTGGCCAGTCAATTGGCCCTGAACCTACTGCAAAGCAGGCTCAAGCTCCAGGTAATTCAAAGCGTCAAGGTGATTTAGCACCTCAAAAGTTGGAAGGTGAAGTTGAAGAAACTGATCCTCAAAACAACACAAAAGCAACCGGTGATATGTCGGCAAAAAACAAGGCTTCAGTTTCTATGAAGGAAGATGTTGAAGCAATGTTTGCTGGCCAGGAACTGACAGAAGAATTCAAAGAAAAAGCAACGGTGATCTTTGAAGCTGCTGTAAGTGCACGTGTTGAAGCTGCAAAAGCTGAACTTGTGGAACAATACGACCAAGCTTTTGAGCAGGCTAAAGAAGAAGTTAAAAATGAAGTTGCTGAGAAGGTTGATGAGTATCTCCATTACGTTGTTGAGCAATGGATGGAATCGAATCAGCTTGCAGTGGAATCATCTCTACGCACAGAAATTTCAGAAGAATTTATTGCTGGTCTCAAATCGTTGTTTGAAGAACACAACATCAACATTCCAGAAGAACAAGTTAATGTTGTTGAAGAACTTGCTAAACGTGTTGAGGAGCTGGAAGATAAGCTCAATGAACAAATTACTGAAAACATTGAACTTCGCAAAGTAACTGATGAAGTTGCTAAAGAAGTAATTTTCAATGAAGTTTCAGAGGGTTTGGCTGCAACACAAGTTGAAAAACTTATGACACTTGCTGAGGGTGTTGAGTTTAGCGACGAAGAGACATACAAAAAGAAACTAACGATCATCAAGGAAAACTATTTCCCAGCTGACAAACCTGCTGCACAACAACTTTCTGAAGAAACAGAAGAAGAAGTGCAACCAGAGCCAGTTGTTGAAGTAAAAGGCCAGATGGGTCGCTATGTTCAAGCAATTACCCGTTCAATCAAAAAGTAATTTAATATAAATAATAATAAACCTTAACAAGGAGAACACAAATATGTTTTTAGCTGAAGATCTTCAAAACAAATGGAAGCCTATTCTTGAGCATGGCGATCTGCCAGGTATCAAGGATTCGCATCGTCGTGGCGTAACAGCTGTTCTGTTGGAAAACACAGAACGTGCTCTGCGCGAATCACAACAATACGGCCGTCAATCACTGTTGGAAGGTGATCTGCCAGTTAACGCAATGGCAGCTTCGTCATCAACAGCATCTGATGGTTCAATCGACACATTCGATCCAGTGCTGATCAGCCTGGTTCGTCGTGCAATGCCAAACCTGATTGCATACGATATCTGCGGCGTTCAGCCAATGACCGGTCCAACAGGCTTGATTTTTGCAATGCGTGCTCGTTACGCTAACCAAACACACACAGAAACATTCTACAACGAAGTTAATACAGCATTCTCTTCTGTTGTTTCTGGTGCAAACACACTGGGTCAGAAAAACGTTGGTGGATATCCAGGTAACACAACAACTGGTACTGCTAACCTGGCTGAAACAGGTATCTACAACTTTGGTTCAGGCATGTCAACAGCTCAAGCAGAAGCTCTGGGCACGACATCAAACACAGCTATCCCACAGATGGCATTCTCAATTGAGAAAGTCTCTGTAACAGCTAAGTCACGTGCTCTGAAAGCTGAATACACAATGGAACTGGCACAAGACCTGAAAGCAATCCACGGTCTTGACGCTGAAACAGAATTGTCAAACATTCTGTCCTCAGAAATCCTTGCTGAAATTAACCGCGAAGTCGTTCGTACAATCGCTGTTACAGCTCAACGCGGTGCTGATTCTGGCACAACAACTCAAGGTCGTTTTGACCTCGACGTTGACGCAAATGGCCGTTGGTCAGTTGAGAAATTCAAGGGCCTGATGTTCCAAGTTGAACGTGAAGCTAACCAAATTGCTAAGAACACACGTCGTGGTAAAGGTAACATCATCATCTGTTCAAGCGATGTAGCATCCGCTCTGCAGATGGCTGGTGTTCTGGACTACACACCTGCTCTTAACTCAAATGCACTGAACGTTGATGACACAGGCAACACATTTGCTGGTGTTCTGAACGGTCGTATCCGCGTTTACATCGATCCATATGCAACAGGTAACTACATGGTCGTTGGCTACAAGGGTTCGTCAGCATTTGACGCAGGCTTGTTCTACTGCCCATACGTTCCACTGCAAATGGTTCGTGCTGTTGATCAAGACAGCTTCCAACCAAAAATTGGCTTCAAGACCCGTTACGGAATGGTTGCAAACCCATTCGCTGAAGGTTCAACAGCCGGTGTTGGTGCACTGACAAAAGACAGCAACGTCTACTACCGTCGCGTGTTGGTTGATAATATTTTATAAAAATAATTATAAAATCAAGTAGTTATGTAATTCTGGGCAACCCATGGGTTGCCCAGTTTTTTCCACAAAAATAGAGGATGTTGACACTATGAAAATTTATACTGTATACAAGCTAATATCACCATCAAATAAAATTTATATTGGTTGGACGAGCCGTCCTCTTAAAAAACGACTGCAAGATCATATGAGTGAAGTACGTAGAGGTTTTCAACGACCCATTCAAAAGGCCCTACGTAAATATCCGTTGGACAGCTGGCAACAAGAAATTTTATTACAATCAGAAAGTTATGAACATTCGCTTACAGCAGAGATGGATAATATCGCTTTGTATGAAACCACAAATCCCCTCAAAGGTTATAACTTATCTTCTGGTGGACAACATGGGGCCTCAGGTGTAATTCGAACAGAAAAAAACAAAGAGAGTATTCGGCAAGGCAAGAAAAGATCAACATGGCGATCCACTCCTGAACACGGTGCTAAGATTGGTGCAGCCTTAAAAGGTCACCCACCGTCCGAAAAGCAAAAGCAGGCAACTATTAAAGCCCGAGCAAAAACTTATGTGGTGGTTTTCCCCGATGGAAGCATACATAACGTTTACAATCTTAATGCTTTTTGTAAGCAACGCAACATATCCGAGTCCAACCTTAGAACATCGTCTTCAAAGGGATATAGGTTGCATAAATAGTAGTACGGAGGTAATAATGACAGCGATAACAAACCAACCCACAAATAAAAGTTTTCTTTCCCCACTTGGGTTCAAATTCATAATTAAGAAAACACCACATATCAATTACTTTGTACAAGCAGCTAGCCTTCCAAGCCTGTCACTTGGTCGCTATGATTCGCCTAACCCGTTTGTTAAATTACCTATTCCCGGTGACCACCTTGATTTTGGTGAATTCACCCTAACATATAAAGTTGATGAAGATCTTAAAAATTATCTTGAAATATATAACTGGATGATTTCTTTAGGCTTCCCCGACAATTTTGACCAATATAGAACAGCTGATATTGCACGTAGAGGTCAAAACACTGGTTTGGTCGATAGAATGTCTGGGCTAGGATTAATCTCGGATGGTACATTAACCATTCTATCCAGCGCAATGAACCCAATCCACAACGTTGTTTTTGAAAATA